GATCCTCCCCAACCAGTTCATGAATCGGATATCCACCGCGTGGCATGCCCGCCACTAGATGCCGTTCTAGGTCGCGTGCCCTACTCATCGTCACTGCACCCGACACACAACGAATGCAAAACGGTATCCGCAACATCTATCCATCGCTGCTCCGATATCGCAACATCGCAACCTATGCACCAAAACGACGTACACGGGCCATCTACTTCCACGCCGATCAGACTACCGTTTTTCATTCCTACCCTCTCTGCTAACGACCGTCGCTAGCTCGCACCTATTGAACCATAATGCGTCCCTACTGTCAACCCTAACGATAGAGACCGCCCACAAGCAGAAAGACTGGGAGCTTGCAAGCCTCATAGGTTACGCGCCGCGGCGGACTGTCCGCAAGCAATCGCGCACGCGGTAGGGGAAAGGTCGACCGACCATGACGACCGTGACGACTGGCCGCGCGGCCATGCCCCTACCCTACCGTCTACAAACGTATGTTCGACCTGGCGGGTCGGATCTGGCGCGTATCGTGCATCCGATAGGGGAGGGAAGGGGAGAAAGCCTGCAATCTAGCGGTTTTCGTGTCAAGATAATAGACATTATCTACAAAACGGCCAGATCGGGGCCAGAGGCGCAGTCGAACAGATGTTCGACCCTGGGCGAGCCGGCGAGCGCCTGTCCGCCCGACCCACCCCCCGAGGGGGGGCGGGGGGTACGCACGCGTATATGTATAGATAACTATTCGGGGTGCGTGCCCAGTCCAGGATTCGTTGACTGTGGGTCAACTTTCCTTTGTGTGTTTGCCAACTGTGGGCAGTTTGTGTCTGATGTTTGCATCTGATGACACCCCGTCCGTTGTCGGGGTGTCTATCTGATATCTGATGCCCCCCCCAATGAAGGGTTTGCACTGTCCCACTTGGGACGGTGCGGGTTTGTAGTGGAGGTGTTGACATGCCGCAGAATGTTGGTGGTCGGGGTTGGAGGGTTGATCCTGAGTCTGGTGCGAAGGTGATGCCTGAGCTTTGGGCGGAGCTGTTGGAGTGGTTGTTGTTGGGGCTTGAGCGGGTTCCTCGTACTCAGAAGGAGTGGGCGGCGGGTCGTGACATTCATGTTGATTCGTTGCGGCGCATTAAGCGTGATCCTCGGTTTGTGAAGGAGTGGGATCGTCGGTGCGCTGAGTTGAATATTCATCCTGAGCGGACGCAGTCGGTGATTGATTCGTTGTTCAGGTTGGCGTCGGATGGGGATGTGAAGGCGGCGTCGTTGTATTTGCAGTACATCGATAAGTTCACGCCGAAGCGGCGTGTGGTGGTTGATGATGAGCGTGTTGCTTCGGGTTTGTCGGATGCGGAGTTGGCTGATGAGTTGGAGGCTTTGGTTGCTGAGTTTCGTGATGTCGATGTGGATGTCGATGTCCAGGTGGTGCGGCATGAGGGCTGATCGGGCGGAGCGGTTGCGTTTGTTGCGGTCTGAGCGGGTTTGGGATCGTGGTAAGGTGCGTCGTGAGGTGTTTGCGATGCATGCGAAGGGAGGCCCGTGTTGGGTGGGAAGGTGTTGCCAGGGGATGAGAATCAGGATTGGCGAGATGAGGGTTTCGGGGAGCGCCCTGTTTTAACCCCGTGGGGGGATCCGTTTTTGCCTGAGCTTGAGGATGGCGTGGTTGGTGATGTTGCGTAGGGTTGTTGCTGTGTCGGTGTTGTTGGGTGTTTCGGCTGTGGTGTGTGCTGTTCTTGTTTTCGGGTTGTCGGTTGATCGGTTGTTGGGGGTTTTGTTTGGGTCTGGCCGTGTGACTGTTGATGGTTGATGTTTGTTGGCAGTACAGGAAGGGTTGCCCACGGGTGGGGGTGCATGCGTGGGAGTCTTTTTTGACTCCTGCGAAGTGGGTTTGGGAGCGGTGTCGTCGTTGTGGGCGGATGCGTAATGTCTCGCCTCGGTGAGTTGCGCCAGGAGGCGGAGTGTGAGCACGATCACTAAGTTCGTTGTGGCCGTGACAGGCTTGTTGGTGGCGGTTGGTACGTTGATTGGAACGATTAGCATGAATCTTGGTCGGTCATCGAAGCCTGAAGGGGTTACTATCATTTTGAATAGCCCTGAGGCGTATGCTGAGTTCCTTGCGGATCATCCTGGGTGATGAGCCGTCTGGGTGAGCTGCGTCAGGAAGCGGAGTGGAGGAAGTGTGGAAGAGATGAGTCGTACTTCTTGCGTAAGTATTGGCATATTGCTCATCCTGCTCATGGTCGAATTCTTTTTGATCTTCGGGACGCCCAGTCTTTCGCTTTGAGCCATTGGGCGGATAACCGTTATTCGTTGACGTTGAAGGCCCGTCAGATCGGGTGGTCTACGTTGGTGGCTGCTCACCAGTTTTGGTTGGCGTTTTTTCATGCGGATCAGAACATTATTGATTTGTCGCGTACTGAGCGTGAGGCTGTTCAGTTGTTGCGGAAGACGAAGTACGGGTTTAAGCATTTACCTGGGTGGATGGTGGAGCGTGGCCCGAGGCAGCTTGTTGAGCATCAGCAACGCATGTTTTTCGGCAATGGTTCTCAGATTGTTTCGATGCCGTCTGCGTCTGATCCTGCGCGTGGTGAGTCCGCCACGCTTATCGTGGTGGACGAGTGGGCGTTTTTGCCGAATCCTGAGGAGGCGTGGTCCTCTATTGAACCTGTCGCTGACGTGGGTGGCCGTATTATTGGTTTGTCTACGGCGAATGGGTCGGGAAACTTTTTTCATCATTTGTGGACGGGGGCCAGCACGGGGAACAACAAGTTCGAGTCGATGTTTTTTCCGTGGTCTGCGACTGAGGATCGTGGCCCGTCTTGGTACGAGGAGAAGAAGCAGTCGATGCTGCCTTGGCAGTTGGCTCAGGAGTATCCGACTACGCCTGAGGAGGCGTTTGTGCGGTCGGGTAACCCTGTGTTCGATTTGGATGTGTTGGACGACATGATGGTTCGTTGCCGCCCTGGGTTGTCGGGGTATTTGCATGAGTTGTCGCCCAGGTCTGTAGAGTTCAGGTCGTGAGTTTGGAGGTTTGGTGTAAGCCTGAGTCCAACCATGCTTACGTGTTGGGTGTTGATACGGCTGAGGGTTTGGGCCATGGCGATTATTCGTGCATCCAGGTGTTGGATGTGAGCACGGGCGATCAGGCGGCGATATGGCACGGCCATATTCCGCCTGACGAGCTGGCTGCTGAGGTGTTCAGGGTTGGTTTGTGGTATCGGGATGCGTTGTGCTGTGTGGAGTCGAACAATCATGGTTTGACGACGATCACGATGTTGCGCCAGTTGGGGTATCCTCGCATGTTTCGTAAGCGGTCGTTGAACCAGGTGACTTCCAAGGTGTCGATGGAGTTTGGTTGGCGGACGACACGCACGTCGAAGCCTTTGATGATTGACGATTTGGGGATGGCGTTGCGTAACGACGAGTTGCGTCTGTATGACCGTCATACGGTCGGGGAGTTGCGGACCTTTACCCGCAATGAGCGTGGCAGCATGTCGGGGTCGCCCTATGACGACAGGGTGATGGCTTTGGCGTTGGCGAACCAGATGAGGAAGTACGCTCACGCCCCCGAGTATGTGGATCAGCCTGATGATTATTGGACAGTTGAGTGGTTTCGCAGGCTTGCCGTTGCCGATGACGCTGATCCCTCCTTATACAGGATTGGTGCGAACAGCGTCCGTGGGACACCCTGACCGCTGTTTGTAGACATGTCTATTCATTTCACCCAGGAGTATTTTTATGGCGAAGAAGTTCGTTTCGTTCACTAGCGGTACCACAACCGTTGACGGCCCGAAGGGCCAGAATAACAAGATGGAGCGTGGTGGCTCTGTGTCAGCGAACCCTATTTGGGAACCTGGTGGCCCCAGTTCACCCAAGCAGCGGTTTGATTCACCCAAGGTGAACAACCAGACGGGCGGTTACGGCGAAATTTCGGTGCGTGACACTCCGTTCAACCAGCATGGCGAGACGGGCAAGGTTGAGCCTGCTTCTAAGCAGCCGTAGCGGTGGGGGTTCTGCCACCTGATGCCACATTTGATGATTTCGTTTCGTATACGGAATCTGTTCGGGGGCCTGTGGATTCGGATGAACTCGCAGACCTTTGGTTGTGGCGTCAGAAGCTCCTGACTTTGCGTGTTGACACGAAGTCGGGTTACCGTTCCCAGTTGCCTGCCGACGAGCAGCATTTGTCTCGCCGCGAGTTGGGGGACAAGCGGTATCAGGAGGCGAAGTCTCAGGGCCGCAATATTGAAAGGTTGCCTGATAGGGCGATGTTCTGATGCCTCGTAAGACTCGTAGCGAACTTTTAAGCGATTATCAGCATCGGCTGGACCTGTCGCGCCGTTGGCGCGACGAGGAGGGCCATGACAGGACGTGGCGTCGCCTGATCGACATGTATAGGGGTAAGCATTGGCCTCGTACTACGACAGCGGAACGCGATTTGATCGCTGTCAATTTGTCGTTTTCTACGGTGAATGTGATTGCGCC